GTTTCTGTATAGGTTTTGAAACTGTTTCTTTTATACCGCTCTTTTTTCCATATTTTTTAATTCTAAGTGCTCTCTCCTCTGGAGTAAGCGTATTTACAGGCTTTACTAATATAGGGTCATAATCATACACCATTACTTCTCCTCCTGGATAACTTGAATATTTATCCATAGGACTATAAGAGATTACTCCTTGTGGAGTTATACGTTTATCAATTAATGCAAATGGAGACATTAAGTTTTGCATTGGGGTTACAAGATCTCTATAATATTCTTGGTACTCAGAACTACCTTTAGTTTGACCAAGACCTTTATTTTCTAATTGACGAACTTGTTCAGGAGATATATTAAAAGTCTCTTTATATGAGTAATCAAAATTACCTCTTCCTTTATTTTTTAATCTATCTTTTATTTCACTACGATAAAAATTTAAGTTTTCATCTCTTAAATTGTTATCAATAATTCTAGTAACATTAGCATTTCCACTTTTCTTAATCCTACCAGCTTTCATTTCATTTTCATAAAACTTATTAAGGGCTATTTGGGAATTATACAAACGAGCACTATCTGCTGTTGTAGCAACGTTTCTTCCATTCTGAGCCATTGGATATTCTGTAACCTTCTCACCATCAAACTTATAATCCTCACCAGGCTGCATCATCTTTGCATCACCTGTATCAGATACACCAAGTACAGGATAGTCAACTCCCTGCATAGTGATATCATTAGAATTGATCTGTGTAATCTCCCCTGGATAAGCCCATTGTCCTCTGTCATCTTTAATAACAGAACCATCTCTACTTATATTGTTTGGTTTCCAATCTAATCCTTGCTGATAGAAACTCATTTCCTTGCCATTCTCAGCACTTGCTTTTGTCTTCTTAGTATACTTACCATTACTAGGAGCAGCTCCTACAGTGCGTGCATATGTGAATCCTACAGCACCTGGTAGTGCACCACCCATAGCCATATCACCATAAAGTCTATCATATTGTTTACTACGTATATCTCTATATTCCTCTTCTAATTTAGGTGCAATAACTGAATGTGCTTCATTTTCTACAGTACCTTTAGTAGTATAATTTTTTCTATATGCATCTAACCATCCCTTTTTAGTAAATATATCACTTGAATCTACATTCTTTAAAGTATTTATTAAATCTTTACCAACAAAATCTTTTACAAAACCTACATTTCCTTTTTTATTTGCTTGAACTTTGTGAGCTAATTCATGTAAAAATTGATCTTCTACTGGATCACCATATTCATCACCATATTTTGGAATAGAAATATTCATAGAATCAGTGATAGGGTTATAATAAGCTCTATCCTTCTCTCCAATTGTATTTATTTTAGGAGCTCCATATTTATTATGCATTTGTTCTAATGCGTGATAACCAGCTGTTGGGGTATTCCAATAATATTCATCTCGCCATTTTTCTGCATCTGTTCTAACTTTATCAAAATAGTCTTTCACTTTAGGATCTTTATGTCCATATACAATTGCTTCAGGAAGAGTCAACTTACCACCATCTTGAAACTGACCCCCCCATGCAGGAGAATAGTTTCTACCTGTAGTATCATATCCAGAACCTACATACCCTGGACCTGTTGATGCTTTTGCATCATTATAGTTTGGCTGTATAGGGCCTCCGTCATTATATTTATCTAACCACTTCTTTGCCATTATTTATAAGATATTTGAGCTGGTGTAATAATGAATTGACTAACCAAATGGAAGTCAGAACTGTTATCTAGGATGTGTCTCACCCTAAGATCTTTAGCTCTTAATGGTTCTTTCTTGTATGATCTTTTTCCGTAATCCATATTAACTTGGTTTACAACTTTATCTATTGACAATGACTCACAAGAAGTCATGAATAAAGGTACTGATTTATTTTTAACTAATGACCAAAATGTATTATATTGGTAGAAGTTATCACTCTTAGTATATGTAATCGTCTTACTCTCAGCGTTATACAAAGGATATGTAAGATATTGCTTTAAGTTGTTTATAGGCTTTGGAACTAGTTCAAGGATACCAGAAGACTGTTGTCCATTATAGACAATAGCTTTATTGAAATATTGGTTATCAGTTTGTATCTGTGCATTGTAATTATACACACCATCTGGTACAGGTAGATATTGATACACCTTTGTATAGTCTTTTACATTCTGTAAGATTTCATCTTGAGACTGATATGAGAAAGGGTATTCAATTATATAAGGTTCTACATTATTATAGAACTTATTGTAAATCAATGTATTAGTAAGATGTCTCCAAAGAGATGCTGTGTTAGTTGGAGTGTATGTAATAGCTGCTATTTCTTCTATTGTTAAATATGAAATAGATAATTGTAATTTAGTTTTACATTTTCCTGTAGACTCAAGAATAATTACAGAAACATTATCATCTACAGAATAGGTAATACCGTCAATAATATTTTTTTTAGACAAATTAACACCTAGTACATTACCATAGTTATCACTAATGGTAAATGGACCAGTTCTGTTTCCAGCTTGTGTTAATCTTATTGTTATTGTTTTAGACATTTTTTATTTTGAATTTAATATACCTATAAAACACAATCTCCTAAATCAAATAAAGTACCACCTCCTGCTTCAATTGGTCCATAAGCTGTATCAGCACAGAAGTTAGCTTGACTACCATTTCCTAAAGTTGGATTTGATTGGAATACACCTGAACAATCATACCAAGATATACTTATTGAAATTCCAGTATTGTTTTCTATTCTATATGAGAAACAAGTGGTAGAAGGAGATGTTGTTGTTGTTGTTGTAGTGGTGATAGTTTGTTCCACTGCTGTGCCATCTAATGCACAAACATCTACTAAATAAACCGCTGTACCAGCCAATTCACAATTTAAAATTGTAGTGGTAGTAGTTGTTGTTGCAGGAGAAGGAATTTCTATAATTGCAATAGCTGTTAAGTCACATCCTTCATTTAGTCCAGAATAGAAGAAGTTATTCTCTGCTATGTACCAATTAGGAATATAACTATGGAAACTCACCCAACTCTTTGTATTCATATTGAATGAAAGAGTCCAAGACTTATTACAAAAATACTCAATGTTTGTAAGTTCTACATACTCTCGTAGTGTTGTTTCTCCTAACACTCTGTTTACATAAAACTTCTGTAATGATGCATCATAAAATATATCATTAGCTTTACCTACTTGTGGAATATAATCAAGCTTTGATATAATCACTCTATCATACTTACTATCGTATACACCATGTAATCCTATACCATTAAAATGGTTATCTGTGTCAGCATTAGGATAGTAACGTAAGATTTCAAATGCCAAATGATCTGTAAAGAACCTATTCAATCCAGAACCAAATGCTGATAAATCAGTTGCTTGGTTACCAGCAATTAAAAATACTTGTCCTCTCTTAGCATCTACAGTTATCTGTCCCTGAGGAATCTTTAATAACATCTTATTCTGAGTGCCCACATATCCAAGATCTGTTTCAGCAAAGTCAATTGGAGGAGAACTTCTAAATAATGTAGAATTGCCCATATAAGCAGCCTGTGGATTACTAGTTTGAATAGTAAGCATAGTGTTATATAACAATGACTTATTCTCAAACCTAGCTAGTATAGCTTTGTTTTGAATACCATCTAATGATATAAGATCGCCAAAGTTTTGAGGAAAATCAAAGAATGCTAATGGAGAATAGCTTAACCAGTTATTTACTCTATTATTAGGATCACTTTCTTGTGTATCAGAATAGATAGCTCTAAATGGATAGTTAGTATAACATGCAGCAGATGTCCAATCAGCAGGAAGATGAGAGAAATAGTTTTCTGTATTCTGTTTAGAATAAGTTGGATTATAGTAGTAAGTATTGTCAAAAGCAACAGAAACATTAGATTCTTGTAACCATTGATCAGGAATACCTGTACTTACATGAGGATAGAAATCACCTTCTTTGTTATTAAACGCTTGACGTAAATCTACATTAATAGAACTTTCTACATAGAAATTAGGAATACCATAAGCAAATAAATACATTTTACCACTATAGTATGAATCTCTAGAACCAGAAGACACTGTTCCATTTGGAGGAATAGTTGTGGTAGGTGGTGCTGTTGTAGTAGTTGTATTTGTAGGATCTACTAGTTCTGAAGGATAAGGACAATCAAAATTATGAGCTTTGATTGAAATTATATTTTGAAGAAGTTTACCCTGACTGGTATAATTATACAATATAGATCTAGCAGAATACCAATATTGTGGATATGCTACATTACCTATCTCGTCATAATATATATCACTATCACTAGGAGCACCCACTCTATTATCAATAAAGAAAGGAAGCTTAGTTTTAAATGCAAACTTATTAATAAATGTATCTCCACCAAATACTGTAACAATAGAAGGTTGACCATTAACAATATTATTTAATTCAATATTTGTTTGGAATCCTGTATCAATAGTTACATAAGAATATATTTGTCCCCACTGATTTGGATAAGTAGTTTTAAGTGAACCATAATAAGATACTACATTAATTGGATTTTGAAATTCAGGAATTCCACAATTACCAGAACTTTTAAGAGTAAATCTTGAATTATCTGTAATTAGATTTGATCCTGTTGAAGAAATTAAACTAGGTGTATTTTGTGCAAATGGAAGAGGCTCTACAGTTTCACCATTTCTTTTTTCTAATGTTTTTATATATACAGAAGACTCTCTTTCAAAGTTATTGACATTATGAGAGTCTCCAACAGATTGTACACCAGGAATAAGATATTGATATACATCTAGTTGTCTTTGTTTAATTCCTAAATTATTTTCAATAGAAGCAGAATAATCATAATTAGCTACAGAGTTAAATGAATACGCAAAGTTTTGTCTTGTTATACCATTTATATAAATTTGTAGATAAGCTTGATAAGCTGTAAACATTGCAGTTGCATCAAATCCTCCAATACTTGCAATATTAGCACTTGAGTTTAAAGCATCTACTTGAGCTTGTGCACTTAAAAGTCTATATGTAGCATGTTTTGTCACTTGTACAAAATGAGCTTTACCAGCACCATATATAGCACTTTCCATCTTAAGTATATTACCTAAGAATGGTTTACCAAAAGATGTTTCAGGAGAATTAAATACCATCCTATACCTAGGATCATTAACTTTAGTTATTGCAAACCCATCTAAATTAGCAGGGTAACAATTAACATTACCAGAAGGATTTTTAGTTATGTTATATTTAATTGATCCTCCAAGCCATACAGGAGCTGTTGTTGATGATATTGTTATTGGACCATAATTACAAAAATCAACAGCACAAATCTTAATTGAATTTTTTGATAAAGTGATTGGATCTGTGAATTCAAACTCAGCATAAATAAAGTCTGTTCCAGGAGAAGGCGTATAAACATATACAGTGATTGTATAACTATCACCACTTGTTTTAACAATAGTTGCTGTACCATCTGTCATTATAGGAGTGATAATAGAACAAATATCATGATGACCTACCTCTATGTCAACTGTAGTATTTTGGTTGTTTTCACATCTTGTATAAGTAATACTACCAGCTACAGTTACATCTACTGAATAAGTATTACATGTAGCGTTATAAGCATTGTTATCTACAAGTAAGAATGGATCTTCAGTTAAATCATTATATGGATAGTTAGGATAATAGTAGTCAGTTCCTTCTCTATTATAAAGTCCTACATTTCTTATTATACCTTTTGCTACAATAGACTTATTTGTAGTGCGGTCCCCTCTAACTATTTTAAAAGATTCAATATTATCTTTTTGTTCTTTTGGAAGATCTGATAGATATATTAATTGTGTAACTTGTTGTACATCTAATCTAACACCAATAGGAAATACAGCATCTGCTGCTTGCATTTCTACAGCATACTTACCATCCACTGTAAACTTTTGTTCAGCACTCTCAAATACAGGACTTACTAAAACATCAGGAAACTTATGATGTCTAATTGGTTGATTAGCAAGATCTCCCCACACTAATGGATCACAAGGATAAGTGTCTGTTGATTGCCAGTATGCAAAATCACCATATTGATAAGCTCCTTTATAAGCTACTTTATCTGTACTATTAGTATAGTCTGAATCATATCCTAATACAGATCCTGTATTATATATCTTCCAATATGCACTAAATCCAACATTTCCTGAAGTGTAATCAGGAGTTCCTATAAAGTCAGGATTAGTAGATGGTACATCTGGATTTGTTGATTCATTAAAACTTATAGCTCTACCAGGAATATGAAAACCATCTGTTTGCTTACCATTCTTTAATAAGAATACTATCTCAAATGGATACACTTCATCTCTAAGATAACCTCTTAAATTTGTTGCATTAGTTTCAGTTGAATAGTTTTCTGTAGCAGGAATTTTATAAGTCTGCCATTGAAGATTAATCTGATTTGCAATTTTTTGATAGTTAATTCTATCTATAGAAGTAAGACCATCCCAGATTAATATATCTTGAACAGTTGTTATATCTTGAGCAATTTCATAATATGGATATTTCTCAAATACATCAGCAAGACTTAATGCTATTTGTATCTCATTTTGTCCAGAATATGTGAATTCTTCTGAAGTGGTACTAATGTTATATGTTCCAACTAACTCTACAGAACTTATATTATTTATAGTCTTTATTACAGCTAAGTTATAATATTGAAAATATCCTGTTATATCTAAATTAGTAATATTAATTACAATAGATTTACCTACAGTGTAATCAAAAGTAGGAGTGGTATTAAATTGATTAAATATTGGTGTAGGATTGGTAATAGAGTAAAATGATGTATATCCTATACCACTAGCATTTGAATACTGAATTGCAAATTGATATGTACCAGCTTTTAATTCTCCTACATTAACAATGTCTATTATTGATAATAAAGGAATCTCAAAGTTAGGTTGTATATTAAGTTGATTACAATCTAACTCACTAGTAGTTTTTGTATTACAAAGATCTGTAGTAGATTGAGCAAGCTTATATGGAATATTATCAGGATTTAAATCTAAGTATCTTCTAGGATTTAATCCGTCTGTCCAATAGATTTCAGTTGTACAGTTTGTAATCTTATGTACAGCCTTATGAATTGGATTATTTATATTAAAATTAAGACAACTTGCATTTATATACATATGATAGATGCAGTCATTGTTATCCATATAACCAATCTCAGAAGATCCTGTATTAGGATTAACTAAGAAAAATATATGCTTATTCTGCTCTTGTATAAAGTGTTCACCAATAAGATGAAAATCCTCAGGAAAGTTAAGACATAACTCATTACCTGGCTCATTCTGATAGTTAACAGAATTAGAGTCAAAGTTCTCTACAGATGCATTTAATGCATACGTTAGCTTACCTTTCTCCACCTGATTTATAGATGAATCTAGATTTAGTCCAACTCTGGCAAGATTAAATTCCTGCCTAATATTTCCTTGTTCTTGATCAGCCATAGTGGGTATTAATTATTTCTTCTCCAACCGTATCTACTAATTCTGTTTGGTAATTCGTACATGTTGAACTTATTCAACTGTTGTTTTATTCTTCTTTGCTTAGTCCAAGCATCTTGCTTCTTGATTTCCATTTCAGCCATAATGTAAGCCTCATCTGCTAACCCTTTATAGTATACAAGCTTTTGTTGTAACTGATTGAATGTTTCATCATTAACTTGATTAGTTAATGTTTCAAACACTTTGTATTTAATGAAGTGCTCTACAAATTCTCTAACACGATAGTTATCAGGAATCAATTGATTTCCAATAGCATCATAGTCTGTAGCATACATAATTAAATGAACTATACCATTTCTGAAGTTGGTAACAAACTTATTATCTCTAACATCAAAAGAGTTAAAGCTAGCAGATCCTGGGGTGAATTCACCATCAAATCCATTAGGAACATTTTGAAACTGCCAAGCTTCTGTATAATCTACAGTACAATTATTTCTAGCAGATATATTACCTGGTTGTAATAAATAAGACTTTCTATAAGATCTTGCTGTTTGACTATTAGTCTTATATACAGTTTGCATAAACTCAGGCATACAGCTACCATCACATCCTACATTACCACAACATGGACTAGGAACAGTACAATCTGTTGTAATAGGACTCACTTGAATAGTTGTTGCTGTAGCAGCTTGAGAATAGAATGAGTTAGCAGTTTGGTAAGGGTATTGAGGTATCTCAGCACACATCCAAGCTTCTCTTACAGCATAGAAGTTATCTGGAAGCCTAGCTTGAAAATCCTCTATAACCAAAGGTTGGTCTACAATGACATAACTAGATTTACCTAACTTCTTTAGACACTTGTCTAAGTAGGTAGGAAACATTAGATCATCTACAGCCCCTGTGTCAAAGTAAGATTTTAATTCTTCCTTAACAGTTGAATAAACTGGTTCAGGAGAGATAAAGTTATACTTGTAATAATATGACATATTAAATTAATTTTTCCACTGACTATAGAGATGTTGATACTTCTCATCAGTGTTTATGTAGTGTGATAGCAATCGTGATGTTGTGCGAGATGGTTTGAAATACCAAAGATCTGTATTTTTTATTCTAGCAGATTCTTTAAACCACATCCATCCAAAAAAATAACCTTCAGTGTGATAGTTGAAATTGTATATACGCTTTCCTTTCTCCTTACTTCTTTTCCAATCCACAGGTAAGTTAACAAACTCCTTACCATCTTTATCCTTCATCTTCTTTCTCTTCTTCTTATTAATAGAGAACTCACCAAATCCAAAAGGAAGCTTAGCCTTTTCTCCAGTTTCTAATATATAATTTTTGAAATACTCGTTGAATGAGTAGAGAATGTTTTTCCAGTCGTTAAATGTAACTTGGATGGTTGGATTCTTCTTACAGAAGTTATTGTAGTTTTCTTTACTGGAGCTTCTCCAATCAATCTTTGTACGCATTAATTAGTAGGTTTTGTATTTGGAGCTTGTCCATCTACACCATCGTCTGTAATGTCTGTTTTAAGTCTGAAATAGGTAGATAATAACTTTTGAGAAGTAAGCTCCAACACTTGTTTTTCTAAGTAACCTGGGCAGCCATATTCTTTATCCAAAGGATTCTTACAAAGATCTTCCACTGGATACATGTTTGAAGTGCAACAACATTCAGAATACATAATTTCATTAGGTACATCTTCTTCAAAGAATGCTGCAAGTCTAATACTCTGTAATAATGGGTTGCTAATATATAAATAATCATTAGCTATCCAGAAGTAACTTTCTTTTTTGATAATAGGAAGTTTCAATAGATTCAAATATCTATTGATAGTAATTTCTTTAAACCTGCTTCCCTGTCCACCCATGGCATTTATTGACCAAACTCCTTGAATAACATATTGGTAGTTTCCTACAGATATGCGAGGAATTTTAAATCTAGTTCTAGCAACACTACAAGGATCAACATAATCACAACATTCAGAAATAGGAACCTCTATCATTTCAAGACATGGAATGGTAGTAAACAAAGTGTCATTAGCCCAAAGCTTTCTGAGATTTGTCTCACGTTTAACTAGTAATTGTGTGTTGTTCTTGATTTCAGAAGCTATTGCTCTATCAGTAATTAAATTATCTGTAGAGAGTAACTTGTGCATTGCACGAACATCTGAAACCAATTTCCTTAATATTGCCATTATAAATATTGTTTGAATATATTTGTCATTCCTGAACCTTGTTCTAATAAGAATGCAGTCACTTCTCCCTTAGACATAGTGTGACCCATCTTATCATCCCAAAGACTCTTAGCATTAGAGAATGCTGGAATTTGGTAGAACTTGATACCATTGAAGTCATGACTCACTTCATGGTGTTTATCTCCTGTGAAGATATAAAAATTGCTATGAAAAGACCAGCCATCTTTATATTCCATTGGGAATAATGCTGCTAACTTAGCAGGCTTAATTGTATCACCATGGTTAAACATCATTGCGGATGAACCATAGCTTATATACTTTCTGTACTTAGGAGAGCAGTCAAAATGAACTCTTTCCTCAAGTCTGAAGTATGTATCTAACCACTCAATCATATGCCATCCTACGTACTCATCATGATTACCAGCTACATAGATTACATTTACTGATTCAGCATATTGTAATAACATTGTAATCATTAAGATCTCATGGTCACATATAAACTTGAATGAATCATGATATGTATGTGTATTAGTCTGAGGAGTACCTTTTGTTGTAGCCCCAGAGTATTCACTATTGAACTCATCAGATCCTATGATATAAGTGATACACTCTAAGTTATTAGATAACTGAGCTTGATTCACTATTGTTTCCACCTTATACATAATAGCAGCTAGTCTATTAGTGATGTTATTATCACCATCAACATCATATTTGTTTAAATGAGAATCCTGCTTATTGATAACCAACATGGCATTATTCTTATTTTCTACAAACTTAGGACTCATAACCTCTTGACTTACAGGCTCATATGATTCTAAGAAGTCTACAAATGAATCTTGGAACACTTGCTCAGAAGTCTTTTTACCTAACCAAGCTTTCACCTGCCAATGAGGAGTATTTCCATTTCCCCAATAGTTCTGTACATACTTAGTGATTTCCCACTTTTCTGTATCTATTTTACATTTCTCTATAAGCTCTTCTAAGCTTGTAATCTCATCTTTTGTATGTAAGGTTAACTCTCCTGTACCTTTAGTTATATCTTCTTGAAACCTAACCACTTGTTCTAACACATCTTCTAGCTCTGATATATAGTTACCAACCTCAGCATCATCCTGTACCTTTTCTCTTTCTTTTAGTTCTTTTAATAGCTCATCAATATCAAACTCTGTAACTCCAAGCTTTTCAGCATAAAACTTTTTTGACTTTTTCCAGCTCAATAGTTGTTGTAGTTGTTCTAACAGCGGTTGGTTTTGTGACATATATAGCCTAATTTGGTTAAAATTAGCGTGAAGATACGAATAAATTTTGATATCTACCAAATTTAATTAACCAAACTGGTTATATAGTTTAATCAATCTGGTTAGAAATTCAATAAAAACCCCCAGCCTAGAAAGGCCAGGGGATACCTTGGAAACCAACAACCAAGGTTTTTGAATTATTTAAAGACCACAAGAAGTTTGTTCTTGTAAATTACCTACGCTTGCTGCAGTATTCCAATAGTCTACTCCATTTGAATAAAAGCCATTGGCTACTGGTGTTACTAAATCAGATGTTGTATATAATACAGTTCCTGTTGTCAAGGTTGATCCAGGTGCAGCATAATAGAAGTTTCTATTTGTTGGATCTGTATAATCAGAACAAGCAGTTGCTCCTGCAGATGAACTATAAGTTAAACTAAAACTAACAAATGTTGGAGCTGCAGTGGTAGTGGTGGTTGTTGTACTTGTAGTAGTAGTGGTTGTACTTGTTGTAGTAGTAGTGGTAGTTGTGGTAGTAACAATAGTTAAATCTACTTGTGTATTACAAACTCCTGTAGATTGTACACGAACTATTGTAGTTCCATCAGGAACTAAAGAACTTGTATACCCTGCTACTAAACTACTTTTAGAAACTCCTACTTCAAATGGTGTAGCATATGCTCCTACATCTGAATATAAACTGAAAGGTCCTGTTGAGTAACCTGCAGTGGTTAATGTTATTAATACTGTCATATTGTTGATTTATAAATTTTGTCGTAAAGGAAATAGAAAGAGCAGGTTTATAGCCTACTTTTTTAAAAGCAAATGAAATTTGATGCTGTTATCGTTACATTTGATGATGCATTAACTACTACGCCATAGAACGTCATACTATTAAATCCTATTGAGGTATCATTACAAAATAGAGTAGAGTCACTACCTACCAGCTGAATACTTTGATATGATGTTGAAGAACTATAATTAAGAACTATGTCGTATGTTCCTATTTGAGTTGTTGTACATCCACCGCCATTACCAGGAGTATTTGGATCAGCACCAGTTATATTATCCACGCTAACACCATTTACCGTTATGCTAGATATATATATTTCTACATCTAAAGAATCATTTGTTGCTATATCTATAGTTGCAAAAGGCCCAACAGGAGTACAACTAGCTGCTGTTGCTGATGTTATTTGTAATGTTGTATAAGCTGCTGGTTCTGCTGTTAATTCATAAACAGTTCCATCAATATTCCAATATCCATTTGCATATATATTATATGAATAATATAATGTAGCATTAAATGCATTACAATATGCATCTAACTCATATCTATAATAATAGTATATTGGAGTATATACAGGCATTCCCATTCCTAATGACCCCCATCCAATATTTGTATTTGCAATTTGTGGAAAATTATTTCCAAAATCCGATGATCTAAATATAACATTATTAGTATAAGGATAACCACCTGGAAGATCTTGTCCTCCTAATAATTGATATCTCCCATCTGGTGAAACTGAAAGTGTAACTATATATGTATCAGTAGGCAATGAAGATAAATAAGAATAACTAACTCCAAAATCTGAAGATTTTACAATTTGATTTACATATCCATATCCAGCTGTTCTTGAAAGTAAAACATATTGACCAGTCTGTGATACAGCACATTGATCCCAGTTTTGTGTTGATGAAATCTTAGCAAAAGATGCACCATAATTTGTAGACTTAAACAATTCCAATCCTACAACATATTGATATTTACCATCTTTTGACATTGCTGTAGAAGACAAAAGAATAGGAAGCGAAGTAATATTAAAAGATGCACCAAAATTTGATGATGTGTATACTAAATTAGAAGTTGCTATAAAAGTTTGATATTGACCATTATATGAAATAGCTACACTACGATAATATTCAGTAGGCAATCCAGAAATTTGTGTCCAAGTTACTCCATAATCTAATGATCTATAAACACTGCTATATGTAGTTAATATCTGATATAATCCATCATCTGACATTGCAAGATCACTTCCACCGTCATATACTGATGAAGTTATTTTAGTCCAAGTTGTTCCATAATCTGATGACTTGTATAAATCAAAATAAATAACATCATTGATAAGATTTTTATAGCAATGATAATAAGTTATATATTGAAAAGTTAATGATGCTGCAACATTGAAAGTTAATGTGTCAATAGGAACTAAAGATGAATATGGATCTATTTGTTTTAAAAGACTCCAATTAAGTCCATAATTTATAGATGTATAAATTCCAAATATACCTGAATCAAACCCTCCAGCACCAATTGCTTTACCAATAGGTGTTATAGGAACTATGGTTTGATAAGGTGGACATCTTTGGCTTGTATATGTAGAAAATGGAGATGCATTTTCATCTACAAAATATGAATTTATTATTTCAGCTTTATTAGCGATACCTAGTCCTGTAGGAGCAGTACTCTTTGCTGGTATTCCCATTGTAGCCAAATCATTCCATGTTACTAAATAATTGGTTGCTTTCATTATTTCAATTTAGCTTCTAATTCCGCAATTCTTTTTTCTAAAGCAGCAATCTTCAATGTATGTACATCTATATAGTTTACAGATAGTTTGTCTTCTCCTATAACAGCTTCTGGTATAACTGATTGAACTTGTTGTGCTGAGTAACCAAATCTAATTTGATCAACATTAACGTCCTTACGAGTAAATTTAATTACATCTATACCTAACACATCCACTTGTGGATTTGTTTCAATAACATTCTTAAATCTTACATCTGATGTTTCGTAGAACGATCCACCATTTACTTGACCAGGAAAAGTTGTATTACCAGAACCATCTAATATTGTAGCAGTTCTTACTAACGAACCAAACACTCCTGTGTATTGTCTAAAATAGATAGGCTCTGTTCCATCATCTGCTGTAGCTATTTCTAAATAACCAGCATTAGTTCCTGTATTACCTGCAAGTATTCTCCATTGGTCATTATCAGCCATTGTTCCATAAAGACAAGTTCCAATATTATTATTAAAATATATTGTACCAGACATATACCCTCCTGCTAAAGGAAGATATGCAGATAATGGAGCTGCTGTTATATAAGCTGAATCATTTGTGAACTGAGAAATATTCATGCTAGTCAATGCTCCTGCAGTGGTTGCATAAGTTGCAGAACTTGCAGAACCTGCAGTAGTTGCAGAGCCAGCAGTAGTTGCAGAACCTGCACTAGTAGCATAATTTACACTAAAGTTAGATGGATTATAAACATACATATTAACTCCATCATTACCACCCCATAACCAAGTTGGTTGACCAGCTTGACCAGACCAATAAAAATTTAAATCACCACCATCACTTCTTCTTGGATAAGCTCTACCTGAAGATGTTATATATAAAGAATCATTAGTAAATTGAGAAATATTCATACTGGTCAAAGCACCTGCTAAGTCAGCTAATCTTGCAGAGTCTACTCTAACTCCGTATGTATTACCTCCATTCCATCCCATTAATGTAGGATATTGTGCTGTCCATGCTGTAGTTGAATTAGTTTGATTTACACTTGTTCCACTTGGAGATAAGCCACTAGACGCATCAAAAATAACATGACTATTACCATAGTTTTTCCAACTTAATAATCCTATAACATTATTAATTACAGTGCTATCATTCCAGTTAGATTGGATTCTGCTAGGCACACCTCCTAATCCAGCTAAAGTATATTCAGGAACATTTAGCGTACTTCCAACTAAAGTTGAAGGACCTGAATTTCCTGTAGTAGTTAATGAACCTAATATAGCACTAGTTCCTGAAGTTCCACTCACACCCTGCAACCCAGAAGTTCCATTAGATCCATTGGTTCCATTTGTACCATTTGTTCCAGAAGTACCACTAGTACCTGAAGTACCATTTCCACCAGATGTACCATTTGTACCACTAGTTCCTGTTGTCCCACTAGTTCCAGTTGTACCTGACGTACCCTTTTCTCCTGATGTACCATTTGTACCAGATGTACCATTTGTACCTGATGTACCTGTAGTACCAGAGGTTCCTGTTGTACCAGATGTCCCTGTTGTACCATTAGTTCCAGAAGTACCTGCATTACCAGAAGTACCGTTTGTGCCTGACGTTCCTGTTGTACCACTAGTACCTTTAGCACCAGATGTACCATTAGATCCACTTATTCCACTAGATCCATTACCCCCACTAGCTCCAGCTAAGTTAACTGTCCAAGAACTAAATGTTCCTGAGCCAACTGTAGTGGTAGGAGTATCAAAAGATAAGGCTCCATTTATAGCGTTGTAAGATATAATTAAAGAATCTTGGTAGTGAGTAGCATCGTATACAATACGAATAACTTGAGCTGCTGTATAAGCAAGTCCTGTTGCTACTGTTATAGCACCATTATTACCAAGAGTAAATGCAGTTGTTGAAGTTGTTTGATATCTATCACCGTTTATTCCACTTGTACCAGATATACCGCTAGTGCCATTTGCACCAGTTGTACCATTGGTTCCAGATGTACCAGCTGTACCACTAGTGCCATTTGCACCAGTTGTTCCATTAGAACCATTTGCACCAGTTGTTCCATTTGTACCAGATGTGCCAGTTGTTCCACTAGTACCAGTTGTACCAGATGTTCCAACAGTACCACTAGTTCCAGTAGTACCAGTTGTTCCGCTAGTTCCTGTTGTACCTGTTGTTCCACTAGTACCTGTTGTTCCACTAGTGCCTGTTGTACCACTTGTTCCATTAGAACCATTTGTTCCACTTGTCCCATTAGATCCATCAGTTCCTGATGTACCGTTTGTTCCAGAAGTACCAGATGTGCCAGTTGTACCTGATGTACCACTAGAGCCATTTGTTCCACTAGTTCCATTTGTACCACTTGTACCAGAAGATCCATTAGTACCAGCAGTTCCATTTGTACCACTTGTACCACTAGTACCTACTGTACCACTAGTACCTGCTGTACCAGATGTTCCATTTACTCCAGCAGTTCCAGATGTACCTCGTGTACCATTTACACCAGAAGTACCAGCTGTACCACTTGTTCCTGTTGTACCAGAAGAACCACTTGATCCGTTAGATCCACTTGTACCACTAGATGCACTTGTACCACTTGTACCTGTTGTGCCACTAGTTCCAGTTGATCCAGAAGTTCCTGTAGTACCTGTTGTACCAGATGATCCAGAAGTACCAGATGATCCAGCACCACCAGATGCACCAGCCAAGTTTACACTCCATGAAGAAAATGTACCACTACCATTAGTTGTAGTTACATTTACAGATAAGGCTCCTGTTCCGCTGTTATATGAAATAACAGGACCAGTCATATCATTACCTACGCTGTTTGCTATAATAGCACTTTGTCCAATCGTATAAGATAAACCTAATCCAACTGTAAGGTTTTGTGTACCTGTACCAATTGTTAAGTTAGTAGAAGACGTTGTTGCATATATATTACCAGAGATACCAGATGTACCTGCTGTTCCATTTATTCCAGATGTACCTACAGTTCCTGAAGATGCAGAAGTTCCACTTGATGCACTTGTTCCAGAAGTTCCTGTTGTTCCAGAAGATCCTGTTGATCCACTTGTACCACTAGTACCATTTGTACCAGAAGTACCAGTTGTTCCACTTGTTCCATTAGCTCCTGATGTACCACTTGACGCACTTGTTCCTGAACTACCAGATGTACCAGATTGTCCTGAAGAAGCTGAAGTACCACTAGATGCAGAAGTACCACTAGTACCTGTAGAACCTGAAGTTCCATTTGTTCCTGAAGTTCCTGTTGTACCACTTGTTCCAGCTGTACCACTTGATCCAGATGTTGCACTAGTACCGTTAGTTCCACTAGTACCACTTGTACCTTTAGCACCACTAGTTCCACTAGAACCAGAAGAAGCTGAAGTTCCAGAACTACCAGAAGTACCATTTGTTCCACTTGTACCTGTAGTGCCTGATGTACCTGTAGTTCCTGTTGATCCAGATGTACCAGATGTACCGTTTGTACCACTTGTTCCAGTAGTACCACTTGTACCTGACCTACCACTTGTTCCACTTGTACCAGTTGATCCACTAGTAGCACTTGTACCTGATGAAGCACTAGTGCCACTTGTACCAGCTGTTCCACTAGTTCCTGATGATCCACTTGTTGCAGATGTACCAGATGAACCTGAAGAACCTGATGTACCAGAAGTTCCAGCAGAACCAGAAGTTCCACTAGATCCATCACCACCTGCTGCTCCTTGTAAATTTACAATCCATGCAGTGAATGTACCAGATCCTACTGTTGTAGAAGGTGTGTCAAAAGACAATGCACCTGTACCAGCATTATATGTTAGTAGAGTGCTCACTTGATATTCAGTGGCACTATGAGAAATAATTATTGATTGTCCAGGAGTGTATGCTAAGTTTAATCCTACAGTAAGGTATCCTGAACTACCTAATGTTAAAGAATCTGCAGATGTAGTAAAATATCTATCACCTGATAAACCAGAAGATCCTGTTGTACCAGAAGAACCATTAGTTCCAGATGTTCCAGCTGTACCAGAAGATCCACTCGTACCTGAGGAACCGTTTGTTCCACTTGTACCTTGTCTACCACTAGATCCACTAGTAGCAGAAGTACCAGATTTACCAGAAGTACCAGTTGTACCATTTGATCCACTTGTACCAGAAGTACCTGCTGTACCTGTAGTTCCTGTAGAACCACTTGTGCCAGAAGTTCCACTTGTACCATTTTCACCAGAAGTACCTGTTGTACCTGCTGTTCCATAAGTTTGACCTGAAGAACCAGAAGTACCAGACGTACCATTACCCACTTCACCTAACTTTGCATCTATCTTTTCAATAGCAAGTGTTAGGCAATCATGAGTTTGAATTCCTGTTTCAGGAAGGTTAGGTCCACTATAATCTACACAATTTGAATTAATCTCTGGAATACAACCACTTGATTGATATCCTCCACAGTTCATTCCTGGTAAACAAGCCATTTATTGTTGGTTTAAATATATTAAGAAGGAATGTACATGATATAGTAACAAGCTTTTACAGGCTGTATATTAGCGTGAGCTGTTCCACCACCTATAGCAGTATTATTTATAGATACTCCTGAAGATGTAGCACCACTCAATCCATAAGTTGCAACATCAGGAGAGTTGATACCTATATAACCATTTGTTTGACTATTGTCATTTGCTCTTGCCATTACATGTGTAGCATCGATTGTTGTTCCAGTTGTTGTACCCTGACTACCACCAAATAATAAGTGAGTATGTGTAGGATCAGTTAATGTATTAATGTGTGTATGTGCAGGAAGTTGAGACTCTGTAAGAGTTATTGTATTAGCTCCACCACTATCACCAATTGCATAATTTGGATTACCTGTATAAGAAGGATTAACTGTAGAATCTAATGCTCCACCAGGAACACTAACAATAGCACCTACAGCAACTCTTCCTCTTTTATCAGGAGTACCGTTTAATCCATTACATAAATATATATCAGTAAATCCAGGACCAGCTAAACCAGCACCAGTAACATCAAAATTAGCTAATGTACCATAATATTCTACAGCACTATATGGAACCATTCTGCTACCGTATTGTGTACTAGGAACAATACTATCTAAATAAGCTTGTATTAATGTATTTAAATCAGCTAGTTTAACATAGTTTGTATCTACATCTAAAGTCAATGCTGTTAAATTTGTTTCTACTGTAGATAGCTTTGTAATAACCGCTTGTACAATATCATGAATGCCAGAAGTTGATGTAACTCCAGTTAAACATCCCACTGTAAGAGGAGCATCAATAGTATTAATTTGTGACTGTGCACTAAGAGCTTCAACTTGCAATGCACAAGCTGCTTTTACCAATGCTGTTAATACATCTATTAATGTAGGAGTTCCCTCAGGAAGAAATGATGAAACAAGAGTACAATACGCTGTTGGATCAATAGTAATGTCAATTCCAGTACCAGTTAAAAAAGAAACAACATTATTAATAAGAATTGTCTCAACAGACAATAACGTATCTCCTGTTGCAATACCTAAAGGAACAGAGCCTATTCCTGTATATCTAACACATTTATCAGATGTAATTTCAACACATCCATTATAACAATTATTACAAGACATTTTTATTTTTTTTTATTTATGAATTAAAACTTTAACTCTACTTGCTATCATCTTTACAGTGTATCTAATTGCATAATCTGGATTACAAAACTTATAAGTTAATATTCTTTTGTAATTTAAAAGATCACCAATAGCAGTTCCTGGCAGTTGATAGTTCAGAGCAAATACAATATTATTATATTGATCATTAGCTAACTCAGTTAGCTTACAATCAATCTCACTCAAAAGAGTAGGTATAGTTGTACACTCTATACAATTAGTCAATCTTGGCTGCAACATATTTAATAAGGTTTGTAACTTGTTGTGCAGCATAATTACATGCTGAACATAAGCCATTAATTAATTGACATCCACATCCCACCTTAGCCCCACAGTTTCTACAGTTTGCCATATTATCTAAAATTATTAATGTAGTTATTACCAGAACAACCACAATTACTTCTTATAAAATTATTTAACATTCTATTTGCTTGTACATATAACTTATTAGCAGTATCTACAGCACAGTTATTAGCAGCAGCAATAGATCCAGAAATCATGAAATAGATGCTAGTTAAATCAACTTTAGATTGAGTTCTAATAGCTAAATCACATTCCATCATATCTAGTTTCATAAAAGCATTATCAAACTTTTCCTGAATTAATTCAGTACGCATGATGGTTTTATTTACAAAATATGTATAAGCTGGTGCAACAGTATATGTTAAATTGTATACACCATCTGGTAAAGGTAATAAAGGTTCTCCTACAACACTAAGTCCTAGAGATGCAGAGTTGAATATATTAAAGTCATTTACATTAAAAGGAAGGGATACAGGATCAAAGCCTGGCATAGTAATAGTAATAGTTGCAGCAGTTACTACTGGAGGATCTGTATCATATGTTGATGCATCAGCAATTCCTAAAGTCAATGTATTGTAAGTAGGTATTACTAGTATATCTAAAGTCATGTTATTTAAAATAAAAATGCCAGAGGATTTGAGAATTAATCCTCTCACCCTCTGGCATAGGTTATATGATATCTACCTTTTTCCTTATGGGATTAAAGTAGTTGTTGTTGAAGTACTAGGCCAAATAGTAGTTGTAGTACTAGTTGTAGAAGTAATTGTACCACTCTCATTCAACACTGTACCCAAAGCTGCTTCTAAAACAGTTTCGATTGCAGAAGTGTATCCTGTAGGGATAGCTAAAATTACTGTACTGTCCTCTTTGATATAATCACCCCAAACATAAGCAGATTTATCATACTCATTAAATTTGATGTAATATGTATCATAAGTTGTACCATCAGTTACCCAAGACTCAAAGTTCTCGTTATAACCAACCATTCTGTAAAGATGCTTTAAGTAACCAGCTTGGTAACTATAGAAATTCTTTTCTAATTGTTGAATTTCTGCAGAAGTTCCAGATACATAAGAAGCACGTTGAGTGATAACAGGCTCAGCAACAAGATTACAATTGTCAAATACAATGAAATCTGCAGTTGTAGCTGGACCAGAATAAACGAATGTACGGAAGTACATACGATCATACTCCCAAGGGAAAGCTGCAACATCACATGGCTGACCATATTTAGTTAAAGGCTTACCAGAGATAACTAACTTAGCATTTGCATCATCTCCAATACGTTGGAATTGATAGAAAGTACTGAAAGAAATGTTGTCTGGGTTGTTACCTGGAGCTTTTGCTAAGAATTTAGCAATTGCTTGATCGATAAATGCAGGTACATCAACATCAGCACAAGGATCACCACCACATGCTAGACATGGAGCAACCACTGTAATACTACGAGTGAAACCATTGAAATACAAAGTGTCAATGTAGCTAGAATGTGCACGCAAAGTGAACGTTACAGTATCACCAGCTTTAACATTAAAGTTACCAACTTGAGTTACTTGGTTAGCAGCAACTGGATTACCAGAAACTGTATACCATGCAGTAACATTAGAAGCAGAGATCTTATCAGATCTTTTGCTACCTTGTAAATAAGTGTTTACTCTACCTTGAGCTACGTAAAAGTATGGATAATCAGTAATATTACCAGCGTTAGCCACTGTGTAAATACTAGTGAAAATTCCAAATTGACCAGCGGTCAAATTCTGAGTTGATCCAGTGCTAGGTAAGGTATTGCCTACTGGTACAACAAAGAGGGAGGTTAGGGAAAAATCTGCCATTTTGTTTTATTTTTAAATTGTAAAAGTTATTCGTTTGTCTGTATTCTATACATTGAGCTTTGAACAGCAGACTGGTTTTCTGTATACATTGCAAGGTTTTGAACTGTCAAATCTAAAAGCTCATCTTCTAAATATGTTTCAAGTTCACAGTCTTGATCAAAAGACTCTTCACCATCAAACATTACATAACCAGTCTTGTTAATGTACACTGGGTATCTCATATAAGAAACATAT